GCCAGGAAAGCGGACGAGGACAATATCCCGCTCTTCGGCTGGCGTGATGACGGCTGGCTGACGCTGTGCAACAGCCCGACCGTAAACTATGCAGATATCGTCAACTGGTTCATTTCCATGCGGGCCGCAGGCTTTAAGATCAAGCAGATCGGCCATGATGAGAAATTCGCCGGGGAGGAATATATCCCACTGATGCGGGCGGCGAAATTCACGATTGTGCATCAACCACAGCTGTACATTCTGAAAAGCAAGGGCTTCCGGCACATCGAGAAAGCCGCAAAGGACGGAAAGTATTATTACCTTCACTCCGATGCATACGAATACTGCCTGGCCAATGTGCGGGCCATTGAAAAGACGGATGACATGATCCAATACGATAAAGTCCAGCCGGAACACAGAATAGATCTGTTTGATGCCAGTGTGTTTGCCTGTATCCGGATGCTGGAGGGAAATGCCAAATCCACACGGGCCAGAAAGTGGTTTGGCGATGAATAAAGCCCGTGGAGGTGGAAGCGGATGAAAAAAAGACAGCGGCGGGCGATGGAGCGCCGCGATGAAGCAAAGAAAAGCCCGGTTGCCCTGTGGCTGCAAGATGGTGACATCTGCTGCGCCGGGTACACCAGACTTTCTGATAACCCGGAAATACAGACCGGCTGCCTGCGGATTGCGGAGCTGATCGGCAGCATGACCATTTATCTGATGTCCAACACGGACAAGGGCGACGTCCGAATCAGGAACGAGTTGAGCCGGATGCTGGACATCACGCCGAACGGCAACATGACCCGAAGCCATTGGATGACAGTTAATGTCATGAACATGCTGCTTTACGGCAACGGGAACGGGATTTGTGTGCCGCACACATACGAGGGCATGCTGCGGAGCCTGGAGCCGATTGCGGCCAGCCGGGTGTCCCTTGCCCCTGTCAGCGGCTCTTACCGGGATTACAATGTCCTGATTGACGGCGTGGCCAGGAACCCGGACAACCTGATGCACTTTGTTTACAATCCCGATCCGGTTTATCTCTGGAAGGGCCAGGGCGTGACGGTTACCCTCCGGGACATTGCCAACAATCTGAAGCAGGCCCAGAAGACGGAAAACGCCTTTATGGCCAGCGAATGGAAACCAAGCATTATTGTTAAGGTTGATGCTCTGACGGACGAATTCAGCAGCCCGGAAGGGCGGCAGAAACTCCTGGAAAGCTACGTCAAGCCGAGCCAGACCGGACAGCCGTGGCTGATTCCTGCCGAACAGTTTGAAGTGGAACAGGTGCGGCCCCTGTCCCTGGCCGATCTGGCCATCAAGGACACTGTAGAGCTTGACAAGAGGACGGTTGCCTCCGTGCTGGGCGTGCCGCCTTATCTGCTTGGCGTTGGCAGCTTCAACCGGGATGAGTGGAACAGCTTTGTGCAGACCAAAGTACGGGCCATTGTGTTGAACATCCAGCAGGAAATGACACGCTGCCTGATCACCAGCCCGAACTGGTATGTGTTCCTGAATTACTGGTCTCTGATGGATTATGACGTACAGGCCATGAGCCAGGTGCTGCTTGCCGGTGCCGACCGTGGCTTTGTGTGCGGCGACGAATGGCGCGACAGAATGCACATGGCGCCTGCCGGGCTGACGGAATACAAAGTGCTGGAGAACTATATCCCTTATGACCAGTCCGGAAACCAGAGCAAACTGAACGGAGGGGCATAAGATGAAGCTTACCATTGACTGCCCGAACGGCGAATACCGCGAAGAGATGCGGATTTACTGTAGAGCCATGAATGGCTGGTGCGGCAATCAGTATTTCCGGCGTTGCAAAGGCTGGTGGGCTTTGACGGATAACGCATCGAAATGCCCTGTACGCCGTCGCACAGCGGAAGATCTCCGCACCAAAACCATGCAGACAAGATAGGAGGACAATGAAATGCCCGAGAGAAAATACCGCGAAGTGAGACCTATGTCCACAAGCTTTGAGGCGAGGGATGCCGTGGAAGGGGAGAACCCGACCATTGAGGGATACTTTGCCGTTTTCAATTCCATTTATGAAATCGCACCTGGCATGACGGAATCCGTCGCGCCCGGCGCTTTTTCCCGCACTTTGAGCGGGGACATCCGTGCATTGACCAACCATGACACCACGCTTGTCCTGGGCCGCACCAGCGCACACACGCTGGAGCTGCGCGAGGATGAACACGGTCTGTGGGGCCGCATCAGCATCAATCCGAAAGATGTTGACGCGATGAACCTTTATGAACGTGTGAAGCGGGGCGATGTTGATCAGTGTTCCTTTGGGTTTGAGATCGTCAACGAGGAAACCGAATTCCGCGATGATGGCTCTGTCCACTGGACGATTACGGAGGTAAACCTGTTCGAGGTGTCGGCCTGCACATTCCCTGCATACCAGGAAACCAACATTGCTGCCAGAAGCAAGGAACGGGACGCAGCCCGCTCCAGAGAGCTGGCCGCATGGAAAACCAGACTGAAAGGAGTGCTGAACCGTGGCACTGAAAGCGCTGCTGATTAAGAAGCGCCTGGACGGCAAGCGCAAGGAACTGGCTGCCCTTGCCGTGAAGGATGACGAATTCAAAACCCGTGAGGCGGAACTTGCCGCCGCCATCGAAGATGTGACCGAGGAAACCACGCAGGAAGAGCGGGACGCTCTGGATGAAATGGTTACCGCTTTTGACGCGGAGAAAACCGGCCACGAAGAGGGCAAGATTGCCCTGGAGCGCGAAATCGAAGGGCTGGAGGCGGAACTTGCCGCCGAAGAGGCAGCCCAGAACACCGACCCCGTTAACATTGAGCCGGTCAAAGCACCGGAAGAAAGAGAGGTAAAAATCCCTATGAATACTCGCAGCAAAATTTTCGACAAGATGACCATGCAGGAACGGTCTGAATTCCTGGCCCGTGAGGACGTCAAGGCCTATCTGGGCGAAGTCCGCACCAGTATCAAAGAGAAGCGTGCCCTGACCAACGTCGGCCTGACCATCCCCGAGGTCATGCTGGGCCTCCTGCGTGAGAACCTGATCAACTACAGCAAGCTGTACCGCCATGTCTCTGTCCGCCCCGTCCAGGGCGACGGCCGCGTCGTGATCATGGGCGTTGTCCCCGAGGCCATCTGGACTGAGTGCTGCGCCAACCTGAACGAGCTGAGCCTTGGATTTAACGACCTTGAGATCAACTGCTACCGCGTGGCCGGTTACTTTGCTGTTTGCAACGCCAACATCGAGGACAGCGACCTTGACCTGGTTGCCGAGCTGATGGAAGCCCTGGCGCAGGCCATCGGCCTTGCCCTGGATAAGGCTATTCTTTACGGCCGCAATGCCACCACCACCCAGCGCATGCCGCAGGGCATCGTTTCCCGCTTGGCTCAGACCGAGCAGCCTACCGGCTATCCCACCACCGCCCGTACCTGGGTTGACCTGCACACCACCAACATCAAGACCATCCCCGCATCTGCCACCGGTGTGGAATTCTTCAAAGCTCTGGCTGTCGCTTCCGGCGCTGCCAAGGGTGCTTATTCCCGTGGCCCCAAGACCTGGGTTATGAACGAGGTCACCTACACTAAGCTGGTTGCCGAGGCCATGGCCATCGACGCAGGCGGCGCGATTGTCTCCGGTGTGAACGGCACCATGCCTGTTCTGGGCGGCGACATCGAAGTCCTGAACTTCATCCCCGACAATGTGATCATCGGCGGTTACTTCGACCTGTACATCCTGGGCGAGCGGCGCGGCCCGCTGTTCGGCACTTCCGAGCATGTCCGTTTCCTGGCCGATCAGACAGTCCTCAAGGGCACTGCCCGCTATGACGGCGGCCCCGCCATTGCCGAGGCTTTCGTGGCCGTCGGCATCGGCTCTGCGCCCACTGCGACCATGACCTTTGCCGCTGCGGGGGAATAACTCCGGCGGTTGAAGCAAGCCCGTCTTCTGCGCCGAATCTCCTGGGCATGACGAAAGCACAGCTGCTGAATTATGCTGCGGAGACCGGCGTGGAGGGCGTCAACAGCCGGAACACAAAGGCTGAAATCATTTCTGCAATTGAGGAGGGGATCGAATGAACGAGGAGCTGCTGCTGCAAGGTCTGAAGCTTGACCTTGGCATTTCAGCCACCGCATTTGATCCCCGGCTCCTGTCCCGCATCCGGGCTGCACAGGCCCGGATTGCGGAGGAGGGGATTGTTCTGGAGGATACGGAAGCAGACCGAGACCTGGTTATCATGTATGCTGCCTATCTTTGGCGGCAGCGGGTGACCGGAGAAGGGATGCCGCGCATGCTGCGCTATGCCCTGAATAACCGCCTGTTTTCCCGGAAAGCTGCCGGGGAGGTGTAAACCATGCGGGACATGATGCACACCCCATGGAGCGACATTGTTTTTTTGCTGTCCCCTGATCCGGATACAGATGATGAGGGATATAACATTCCGGAACGGATGCCTAGGCGGCGCGTTTTCTGTACCTTCGAGGAGGGCGTCAGTCAATCGGAATTCTACCAGGCTGATAAATCCGGCCTCCGGGCAAGCGCCTCCGTGGAACTGTGGACGGCGGACTATAACGGGGAGCAACTTGTACTGTTCTCTGAGCGGTATTTCCAGGTCATACGGGCGTTTCAGAGCGGCTTTGACTGCACTACGTTGATCTTGTCGGAGGTGATCCGATGAACGCGGAGAAAGCCATTAAAACGGCCCTGGAGCCGCTTTTCCCGGACGGGCGGGCTGTGCCTCACATTTACACCGGCAAGTCCCTGGAATACGTCACCTGGAATACATGGACAATCCCGGAGGTGTACGCCGAGCGGCTGCCTGCAGCTGCGCGGCAGATTGCTCAGATCCACTGGTTTTTGCCGCACGGGAAAAATCCGAACCGGGGCAAGGTGGCCATTGCGCGGGCGCTGTTTGAGGCCGGTTTCAGCTGGCCGGACGTGACCAACGCCAGCGACGAGGACGGGCAGCAGTACGTCTTCGAGTGTACGTTCGTCAATGCAGGAGCAGTTTATGGCGAAACTTGAACTTTCTGGCTTTGACGAGCTGAATGACGCCATGCGCCGAATCGGGAACGTTCCGGCAAGCGTGAAAGTGGAAGCTCTGGACAAGATGGCCGCCGTGGCCATGGACAAAATCCGCTCAACCGGTGAGTCTATGGGTGTCCGCGATCCTGACAGCAGTGTCCACATCCTGGATAAGCTGACCACCACAAAAGCCAAGACCACGGAAGCCGGAGGTTATGAGGACGTCACATTCTCCGGCTCCCGTCGGCGCGGGAAAACCACCACCAGAAACGCAGAAATTGCTTTTGTTAATGAATACGGAAAGCGGGGCCAGACGGCCCGGCCTTTTATCGGCCAGGCCATGACCCGCAATGAGCAAGCGATCGCTGATCCCGGCATGGATGTGCTGGGCGACTGGATCGAAAAAGAATTTTCCAAATAAGGAGGAACTATTATGCCTCAGTTTGACTTAAGGGGAATGAAAATTGCCCAGTACGCCAGCACGAACGGCACTGTGACTTACAGTGGCGTCCAGACCGTGGGCGACGCGATGGCCTGCACCCTGGAGATGCGTTTTGCCGAGGGCAGGCTGTACGCCGAGAGCACCCTGGCGGAGTACATGCGGAAAGCTATCGGCGGAACGATCTCCGTGGGCGTGAAGTATATCCCAAATGCTGCCCAGCAGACCATGTTCGGCAGCGCGGCCAAGAGCCGCACCGTGGGCAGCACGACCATCAGCGGTCTGGTGCTGAGCGGCAAATCCACTGGCAAATATGTGGGCTTCGCCTGCTATGCGCCCGACATGGTGGATGGCGTCGAGAAGTACACCGCCATTTTCGCCAAAAAGTGCCTGTTCGGCCCTCCCAGTTTCAATCTGCAGACAGCAGGCGAAAACATCACGTTCAATACGCCGACCACGTCCGGTGAATTCCTGGCGGACGACACCGCCGACAAGGAGCTTGTCGAGGTGGCCACCCTGGACACCGAAGCGGATGCCATTGCCTGGATCAACCTGGTGCTTGGTGGCTGATGATGGACATCAGGCTGGAAACCATGCCCTTTGAGCTGGGCGGGAAGACATACCAGCTCCGGTGCAATATGAATGTCCTGGCGGACGTTCAGGAGCAGTACGGCGGTGACTTCGGCGCGGCTCTGGAT